CCGTGCCAACGAGCCATTCGAGGTACGCGTCGCCCTTGCCGCCCATCCGCTTGGGCCGGCCGCGCCAGTCGCTCTCGCTGCGCCACGGGTTGTACTCATCCATGCGCGCGTTGCCATGGTTGGCCACCGCGACCGCGATGGCCTCGATGCCTTCCCTGGCAAGCGTCTCGAGCGTCTCGTCCGCGCCCCACTCGACGCCGATGTACGAGGTCCGCGCGTCGAAGACGTTCTGGCCGTCGTGGAAATAGAGCACCGGGTAGCGCCGGCCATCGCTCGCGCCCCCCGCTGCCATCGACACAGCCAATGACGGCGGCAGGTAGACCACGATCTCGCGCGCCGGGATGCCCGGCGCCCCATCGACGCGCGGCCAGACGAGGACCTTGCCGCTGACCGTGTTGTTGCGGATGACACACGACCCGCCGATCTCGTGGAAGATGCCGGGTGCGAAGTTGTCGTGGCAGTTGTTGCCCTCGTAGAGGACGCCGACGTTGGAGCCGTCGGTCCAGATACCCGGGCCGCCGTTGTGATGGAAATTGCAGTTGCGCACGGTCAGGTTGACGGTGCTCACCCATTTCGAACCGCCGGCCTCCCAACCCCAATCGTATAGACCCTGCCAGTTGTTGTCGGCGACCTCGGTCGACTCGATCGTGCAATTGTCGCCCTGCCCGCCTATGCCCATCTGTTTGTTGTGATGAATGAACGAGTTGCGAACGATCGTGCCGTCGTGGGTGTGCCAACCGGTGCCGGCGTTGAACCTGATCTCACAGTTGTCGACAATCCAGTTGGTCTGCGCGCCGGTTGCCACACCCTGCTGTGTCGGATTGTTGAAATGTTCGATCACAAGGTTTTTGACAGTCACCGCGGATGACGACCCGTTGGCGAAGTTGGTGGTCACATCCGACCCGGTGATGATGGTGAGCCGCTGCCCTTGTGCGCCGAGAGCGCCGATCAACTGATCGCCGTTCTGAAATGGCAGCGGGCCGGTGATCGCGAAAGTGCCGCTGGCGACGCAATAGACGGTGCCCGCCGGGTTGGCGTTCATAACGCTTATTAGGTCGGAGCCGGCCGGGACTGCCACCCCTTGGCATCCAACTGTCGGGGTGACACTGGTGATGAACGCGGCCAGGTTCATACTGATTTGCGCCGGTCGCACTTTGTGGGGCGGGACGATCGGTGCGCGCAACGCCAGGTCAAGAGCTAGAAGGTTCGGTTGCAGTTTCGGTGGCGCCAACGCCGTAGGGCTGAAGAAGTTGAGCACCAGGATTTGGGAGGGGACCAAGACGAGACTCTGGTTGAGTCCCAGGTTGACGGTCGGTTCGTAACTGGTCAACGCCAGGCCGACCGTCGGAGGGGTGAACGGTGGCAGGATGACGCCGCCGGCGACCGTGTAACCGGCGGCGTTTAGCAGGATCGCCTCGGCGGTTGTCACCGTCCAGGTGCGACCACCGGTGAAAACGGCACGTCCGGCCAGACCGGAACCCGGGTCGGCTGCCAGGATCTGCTCCGGGGTCAAGTTGTGTTCACCGGGGAACAGCGATACCACCCCGCCGACGATCCGCACCGATTTCGGCGCGTAGGACAGACGGAACAAACGGTAAAGACGCTGCCCGATATCTGTGACCGCTTCGAAAGCTTGCGCTTCGGCCGGATCAACCGGCGGTGTGAACTCCGACACTCAAACCCTCCCGCCCGTTGAGGGGCACCCGGTCAAATGTCGGCGATACCGCTAGCGTTCCACTGGATTGTGATATCCCCGCCGTTCGGGGTGACCGGCAGCCCGGTCGCCGTGTCGAACTGGAACATGAGCGGCGATGTCGCCTCGACGGTGGTGTCCTTCCAGACGACGAACGATTCGACGGAAGCACCGGATACGGCGGCGAACACCGTGTCGACGGCGTCGATCGTGCCGTTGGCAACCACCCCGATCGTCTTGGTGCCCAACGTGGCGGTGGCGATACGAGCCCCGGCGGTAATGTCGGCGATGTCCTCGTCGGTGGCTTGCGCCGGCGTGTCGACACCGTGGTCGACCAAAGTGGCTTTGATCGTGTCCAGGTCGAAGTCGACCATCGCAAAGTTGGCGGTGTTACCACCCCAAAGGACGTTCTTGTAGTTGTTGAAAGCGCCGTTCGCCATTGTCTAAACCCCCCAAGCTTGTATTCGTGCCCGTTGAATTTTCTGTTCGAAATGTCCGTTCCGACTCTGCGTGATCGTCTGCGCGGGCGGTGTCTGCACCCGGTTGACCGCCGACAGTTCGGAGGGCCACGCCTTGTTCAGCGTGCCCAAAACCCCTTCGGAGACGATCACCGAGCCGACGTCGTCCAACCACAGGTGCACCGTTTTCACCTGATGCGGAACCTGACAGGTCGGGCACTTGTCCTGTGCGGCAGCAAACGGAATGGACGGGATGGGTACGGTGAACATGACGTTGGTGAGCGTCGAATGCCGAAGGCGTATCCCGTAGCTCATTCGATGAGGGAGGCGCCGATGGAGAAGGTGTGTGAGTTGGCGTTGCCCAGGTCGGCGAAAACCCGCCATTGCAACGGGAGCACGTCGGAGGCGGTCAGGTTGGCGGCGGCGGTCAAGCCGGGGTAGACCTTCAACGTGACGGTGGAGACGGCGACGATCGCCACCGAGGCGAGAATCGTCCAGGTCTTCCCGGACACCGAGTCGTAACCTTGGATGGTGACGGTGAGGGAAGCGGCGGTGACGAAAGCGGTCAGGTCGACGACGACCACGACCCCCTTGGCCCCGTAGTTGGTCAGGTCGACGGTGGCGTCGGCAGTCCTGGCCGCCGACGGGAGGACAACCTGATACGAGTTTTGTACGTCGGTGAGAGCGTCAGCCATAGGTCAACCGTTCAACGGAACGAGGGGGCGGGGTTTTCACCCGCCCCCTCTATTCCGACTAGACGTTCACTCCGATAGAGCTGGCCGACTTGTTCAGCCGCGTGGCGGCCGCCCGATACAGCTTCCACCCTGCGAGGGTGTACCAGCCAACCGGGAAGAGACGGTTCAGCTTGTCGGCGACCACGCCGATCTCGATGGACGGTTCGACGGACACCGCTTTCGCCAGGCACTCACGCCCGATGAAATAGGTGACATAGTTGTCGACGGCGCCGGAACCCTCATCGGTGATCTTGTTCGCCCGTGAGGTTTCCACAACTCTGAAACCGCCAAAAGTGCCGATCTCGTTGTTGTAGATGCCTGCCGGGTCGACGTTCACCTTCGGTGCCAGCCAGCCGGCGTCCCCGGTGACCGTTTTCAGGTCGTAGGAGACATCGGGGTGCATGATGCACGCATAGTTGCGAGCACCCTGATCCCAGGCGTAGACCGAAGCCGCGGCCAGCTTCGCATGCTCGATGCGCAACCGGTTGGCGTCGATACGATCGGCGGCGATGTTCTGCAACTGGGTCGCAGCGGTCGCAGCCGAAGTCGAAGACCCGAACGAGATGTTCGCCGAAGTCTCCAACTCGGTTCTGGCAAGCGTGTCGATGGTGTCGGTCGCGTTCCACGCCACCTTCTCGGCGATGTCCGAGTCGAAGGCGATGTTGAACCCGAGTCCACGGAGCTTGCGGGTGGAGATGACCACGTTGCCGTACTCGTTGAGCGTGATCGTGATTTGGGAGTCCGAAAGGGACACCGAATCAGGATCGGACGTCTCGGTGAGTGGGGTAGTAGCCACCGCCAGGTCTGTCCAGATGGTCATGACCACTGTCGAACCGGGCATCGCTTGCGCGGCGGGGCGTACCGTGGCGAACTGGTCGAACACGACACCTTCCCGCAACGCCAGGGCGATCGAGCGGTCATAGGCCGCCTTGACCTGGTTCGTCAGGGTAGTAGTGGATACAAATGCGTCAGCCATAGGTTGCCGGCCCTCCTGCCGGCTTCAACCTCAGGCGACCTCCTGGGTTCAGAACCGAGAAGTCTTCGTGATGACCGGCAAGCCTGCCTCTTGGAAGACTGCGCCGACCTTCTGCAAATACTCCCTGTGGGTGATGTTCGGCGTCTCGGCGATCTTTGCGATCTGCTCCTCAACGGCCCGCAGCGGTTCGGCGGCTTTGGCGGCCACCCTGTCCGCGAACGTCACAGTCTGGGCAAGCCCGGACGTGTCCACAACCGGTCCCCCGGTTCGGGGTTCCAACCCGAAGCCCCCCAACCATTCGGCCACCGCCTCAGCGGTCGGCTCGTCGTTGGTGTGCTTCTCCAAGAACAACGGCGCCAGTTTCGGATACCCGGCATCGTCCAAGAGCTTCGAAGCGGTGAACTCACGCTGCACCTGCCCGCGGACCTGATTTGGCAGTTCCTCGGCCAGTTTCTTCAAACGCTTGTTCTCCGCACGCAACTCCCGAAGGATCGGGCTATCGGTGTCGGCGTCAATGTCGGTATCGGATGGGTCGCTCATGTCACTCTCTCCCCTTGTGGCTCTCTACCCGCAGCAGGGATTGTGCGGGCGCTCCGATGCGGCCGGTGCGGGGGAGCGACCCTGTATCGCCGGGTCTTGGCGTTTCAACCCCGAACCTTCCAACCCGTTCAACGCAGAAGCTACGGCTTCTCTTCAATCACCCGCCGAGCGGGGCGAGCGGTGCCAACCCGGGACGGGTGGGGATGCCACGCTCGTCGAAGCCGACGAAGAAGGACTGTTTCGGAGCGCCGAGCAGTTTCTCCTCCTCGATCGCCTGCCTGGTGCGGCGAGCCACCTCGTCCAATGACCGTCCGGATGCCGGGGCAATGCCGAACTCGAGGGCGACCAGATCATCGTCGGTCAGCCCGTACTTGTTCAACAGGATGGCCCGATCAAGCTGACGGACCAGTTGTCCGGCGTTCAGGAAGGAACTGCGGGCAGCGGCTTCGGACAGATCGGTGCCTTCGGCTATCCGTTCGATAAGTGAAGCCTGCCCGGCCAAGCCGGGGGCCACCTGTTCGGCGGCGAACTGCAACGTCGCCTTCTCGTAGACGGCGTAAAGGTCGGCCGGAGCCTTGCCTTCCAAGAAGTCCAGCCAGGTTTCGAAATCCAAGGTGCGGCCCAACTCGGCGCCCACCCACTGTGAGAACGTGTTGAAAAACCCCTCCGACTGTGAGGCGCGCACATACATGGGGATCGAAGCGGCATATGCCTGTTCGGACACCCCGGCCCGCAATAGTTGTGCGATCATCGCCCGGTCGACGGTGATCCCCGCCTGCGCCGAGGCGGCCCTGACCGTGTCGAAATATTGCGCCCAATCGTCCTCCGGGTTTGCCGAGCCCATCTGGATGAACGTTTCGATCCCCGGGAAGAGGATCGTCTTGTAGGCGGTCGAGTTACGCAGCGAGGCGGTCAACTGCTGGTCGGTGAAATTGCCGATCAACGCTTGGGCGAGGATCGACTGTATCTCCGGGTCGGAAAAGAGCTGCCCAAGGATGGTCGGGTCGGCCGACCCGGCTGCCAGCCCGGCATTGGAGACAAGTTCCCCCCAAACGGCGTTCCAGGTGCCCTCGGCGCCGAGCACCAATGACAGATCGGCAGTTTCGGCGAGCACGTTCTGATCCCACCACTGATCGGCCACGGTGCCCGATAGCTGGCTGATCCAGGTCGGACCGAGGATGCCGGACAATTGCTTGGCACCGCCTTCGACAACGAATGCGACGTACTTGTCGGAGCCAGGAATCTGGTAGACGAAAGCGTAAGTGTCGAGCAAGCCGGCCCTGTCGACCTTGACGAGGCGGCCACCATGCAGCACACCGACCTTGAACCCACCGACATCAGAGAGAGCATCTTGTAGTTGGAACTCAATGTCGGCCAAGGTACGACCGGCCTTGACCTCTCTGACGAGGCGCGCTATGCGGGCGTCGGGGTCTTCGAACGTACCGTCCGAGTGCCAACCGTAGGGGATTCCAAGCTTGTCGAAGATGGCGCGAATCTGTGACTCGATCTCGGCGTCTGAGCCGAGCGTTGTCCCACGCTTGGCTACATAGTCGATAAGGGCCGCCTCGATGCTCTCTAGACTGCGACCGGCGTTGACCTCAGAGACGAGGCGCGCTATGCGGGCGTCGGGGTCTTCGAACGTACCGTCCGTGTGCGCTCCATAGGGCACGCCCAGGCGATCGAAAATGGCGCGAATCTGGTCTTCGGTCACAGTCTCACCACCGACCCCGGACGTAGTGCCGAGGACGCGTTGCACCGATTCGAGTTTCAGGTCATCGGCGGTGTAAATAGCACCGGTGGTCGACTCCCGATAGGTGCCATCAGGTTGCAGTTGCAACGCCATCAGCGGACCAGCCTTCCGAGCGCATTGCCGATCTGTCCCATCCGGCCTTTCAGGTCAGGGGTGACGGTGCCGCCTTCGGCAAGGCGGCGAATGCCGAACCCTTCGGCGGTGGTCGACGCCGGGTTGACACCGGCGGTGGCGAAACCGACGGTCAGCCTGTCCAACGTGGTGACCGGCAGACCAGCCCGCAGCAGCAGCGACCGGTAAAGATTCAGCCAATCCTCTTCGGCGATCCCTTGTGGGCGCAACCGGTGTATCCGACCGTACTCCGGGGTGCTACGCAGACGTTCTTTGACCGCTTGCAACGGTTCGACCGGTTCCAACCCTTCCACCCGGCGCCGGTCGGCGTCCATGTAGATGCCGACCAGTTCTTCGGTGAGAGTGTCGTCGGCACGGCCGATCAGGGCGATCGCCAAGGAGCGGGCGGTATCTCTGACCGCGTCCCGGTCGGGCGGGACATACTGCCTTCCGGCACCGGCTCCACCGCCGCCGCCAGCACCGCCGAGCAGTTGCGCCAGGAAGTCTTCGAAACTCATCTCATCTTGCGCACCGGCCGCACGGAAGCCGGGACCGGGCGGACCTTTCAGACGTTCCGATTCAACCGCTTGCCCACCTTCCAACCTCTGCTTTTGGGCGAGAGCCAGGCGAAAGCGAAGTTGCTGTTCCTTCCCGGCCAGATACCCTTCGGCGGCTTGCGGGTCCAACCGCTCGAACAATCGGCGCTCGGAAGCGGTGAGCATCGAAACCAGCAGGGCGTGGATATTCTGTGCCGGAACGGTTGAGGGCAGTTTCGCAACCGGAGCGGTGACCACGCCGGAAGGGGCCACCGTCCCCGGGCGTAGACCTTTTGCCAGTCCAGCGCCGAACGCCTGTTGTACCCGGCCCCGGTCGAATGTCAAACCGGAACCGACCAGACCTAATCCTTCCTGCGTCTCCGGAGAGGTCAGCCAGCCGGACACGTTGCGGAAGAGGTCTCGCACGGTTGCGATATCGCGCTGCACGGCGCCCACTTCGGCCTCGACACCCGTTTTGAAAGCCTGCACTTCGGATTGGAACAGCCCGCGGATCAGCTCGCCGATCTGTTCCCCAAAAGTGCCAACCGTGTCCTCAGCCACTACAACTCACCGAAATTATCGGCCATGAACAGCCGGGCGAAGCCACGATCGAATGTCGACTCTTCCCACACACGGTCCAACAATCCATAGAAATCGTCTTGTAGAACGGTGCTGCGGCCCATGTCTTCAAGCAGCTTCTGAGCGAGGGCAGAGAAAATCTTCCTGCCGATCTGTGATGTCGGGCCGACCTCGGCGGCGGCGAGAGCGTTGACGATCGAGTTGACCGCCGGGACGTAAGGTTGCAACGAGGCGGGCAGCAGCCCGGCCAGGTGCAAACGTTGTATCGGGTACAGCCGCTCCCAAACCACTTCACCGGTACGGCGGGCCCCGATCAACTGCTCGGCGATCGTCTGCTCTATCGCCTGATTGATCTTGGTGCGCTGCCCCGACGTGATCGCCCCGGCCTCGAACATGTCGGCGGTTTCCGCTTTCGCCAACTCCCCTTCCCGATAGACGTCCAACTGCCCGACCGCGTCGGGCAGGTAGACCGAAAGACCGGGCGATTTCTCGACGAGACGTTGTACGGCATGCCTAGTCAGCCAGGCGATCGGGTCTTTCGACCAGCGTTCCAAACGCTCCGTCCGTTCCTCGTCCGACCAAGAGCCCCATTGCCATTGCTGCGAATTGGGGAAGGGCACCCCGTCGATGCTGGGGCTCAATTCCAACTGCGAGTCCTGCCAATCCCGGATACCGGCCCGGATTCGGGCCTGCTCTTCGGTGTCCCGGGATTCGATCACCGCTGCGAACATGCCGGCCAGGGTTTCGAAGTAGGGAGAGATCACCTCGGAGAAGTAGCGGGCCATGACCGCCTCCCGCGGTGACAGTCTGCTCTCGGCATCACCGACCGTTTCGGACAGTATCTCCCGGTAGGTGCGGGCCATCTGTTTCAGATTGTTGGCAAGAGTGCGTGTCTCGTCGGAGGGCATGTCGAAAGAGGGGAGCAGGTCGACGATGTCTTCGATCGAGCGCAATTGCAGGAAAATGTCCTCCCGGATCGTCTCGGCCAGGGTTTCCTCCTGGTTGCGTTCCCGCCAGCGAGCGTAGGAGCCTTCGTACAACCGATCGTCGACCAGGTCGAGTGCGGCGAACTCTTCGTCGAACCGGTTGTCAACCTCCCGGTACCGGCGGTACTCTTCCATGATCTGCTGCGCCGATCCGACCGGATCGTCGCCGAACTGGTCCCGTATCTCGATCTCCCGTTCGGCGACCAGCGACGTTCGCATGACACGTTGAATCCAGATGTCCGGGGGCAGCGGCTCCCTCCGTCCCTCCCGAATGTCACGCATCGTCTGCTCCAACGATCGCACCTCCGGTGGCGGGCCGCCGGGAGCCCAAAACGTTTTTGGGGTCAGATAGGAAACAAGGTACGGGTAGGACTGTTTGAACGCCGCTTTCGCTTCATCCCCCATCGGATCATCCCACCATGCCTGGGCGAGATTGAGAAAGGAGTCGATATCGGATTTGTTGTCAACCCTGGGAAGGGTGAGAGTCCTGAGGGCTGCCATCCCGGAAACACGAGCGTCGGCAAAATCCCGAGCGGAGTAGAAGCCATCGGACGCTTTCTGCTCGTCATACCAGAAAGAGGGATTGGCCGGGGTGAACGCCCCGGTGATGCCACGCACCATCAGGGTGTTCCCGGCGATCCGGTTGGCACGGGCCATGATCTGTCCATCCAGGTCGACGATCGCCTGCCAGCGTTCCTGAAATTCGGCGGCTTCGGGAGCGGAAGGGTCCAACAGGTAGGGGACACCGGACTCCCGGAAGGCGATCAGGTTGCCCAACTGCTGCGCTTCCACCCATTCGCCGAACTCGGATCGCTGTTTCATCGCAAGGCTGACCAGACCTTCGGTGCCTTCCAAATGCCGGATGGCGTCCAACACTTCGCCGTTCACCTGGGAACGTGAGATCGGAGTCAAAAACACGTCGAGGAAGCCCTCCCGATCGTCGGGGTCCAGCGTGTAGGCGCCGTGGTAGAGGCCGAACCCACGGAAGAAGAGTTGGAACCAGGATGGGGCGATCTCGAACAGCAATCCGGGACCGGCCGATTGCACGCCGAACGGGTAGAGGGCCGGTTCGATCAACGCTTCGAACGGGGAGCTGCCGGGCAGGGCAAGTTGGGTGCCTTCCGGCAGGACGGTTGTCTCCGGGGTGGTGCGCCCCTTCCACAGCTCGGCAACCGCCGGGGTGCCCAGGGCGTCCTCCAATATCTGCCGGTTGAGAACCAACAGTTGTCCCAGGTCGGCACCATTCCGATCGGCGAAGGCGGCGATCGTCTCGGCGGCCGCCGACGGGGCGGTCTGATAGTCGCCTGCGAACTTCGCCTTGCGCAGCATCGCTGCCAGCGGGGCGCCGAGAAACGGGTTCATCCCGAGTGACAGCTCGGAGACACCCATCAGCCCGTGGCTGCCGGGTTCATAGGGGGAGCCGACCAGGTATTCGACGTGTTCGGGCAGCTCGGCCGCTTCATCATTGCGAAGGGATGTGAATTGTTGAATCACCTGTGCCGGTGTGCCGGCGACGATATGTCCGAACTTGGATAGCCAGTCACCGGCCAGGTTGCCGGTGCTCGGGTTCTCATCGAACGCCAGCCGGTACCGGCGGGATGCCAGGTTGCCATCAGGGTCGAATTCCGGTTCGACCCGGACCAGGCCGATGTCGACGAAACTGTCGAGCAGCCGGTCGACTCGACGCATCACCGATGGACCGCCCAGCAGCAACCCACCCTCAACCATCGGCAGGGTGTACGCCCACGATTTGAGCACTTCATACTGCGCGGTTATGAACGGAAAAGAGCGTTCCATCGCCGCGAACATGGACGGGGATTCCCGCATGTTGAATGCGACCCGGTTGACAAGGTCGCCGGCTTTGATCCGGGCCGCCTCCCGGGCGGCCTCCGGTGTGGCACCCGCACGGACGTAGTAGTTATGCCATGCCTGCCGCAGCCGTAGGTAGGCGGGGCGGCGGGTGATCGCCTGTTCCAAGTCCTCGCCGAAGACCTGCAACATTCCGTTGGTCACCCGCTTGCGAAGGGACGGATCACGCAGGAATCTGGCATCCATCCGGGCGGCGACGGTGCGGGGAAAGCTGTGATGCGGATGGGTAGTCACGAAATCTCTGAGCGCGTCCCGCAACTTGCCGGGATGCTGCCGATCCAGACCGGGGACAAGGACATCGTCCAACACCTGGGTCGGAGCATGCCGCGAGAAGGCATCGGCGACTCGAGCGAGAGTCTGGTTATCCCCGCCGGTGAGTGGGTCCAAAAACCCGCGCATCAGGTTCTCGGCAGTTTCTAGGTACCGCTCGGCGAGAACGGTTTCGTCGAGTTCGGCTATCCCGTTGTTGCCGGCCCATTCGTGCACCAGTTTGCGCACCCGATGCCAGTTCGACATGTCGCCGACCAGAGCGGCACCGTCCACCCCGACCAGGCCCGGTTCCGAGCCGGCCTTACGAGCGATCCGTTGCAGGGCGATCAGGGCAACCGGGTCTTCGAGAAGGTTCGCCATCTTGGCGCCATACACGGCGCCATAGTTGAACAGGGCGTTCGGAGTCATCGCCCCGGTAACCCATTCGGCTTGCCTGGTGGCAGGCCCGACGTTTTCGACGAACAGGTTCACCCAGCCGCGTTGCAGTATCTCTTCGGCGTCCTCTTCCCACTTGAAGGCGGCCGGGTCCAAACCCATCGCCTTGGCGTTGCGGCCGGCACGCTCCATCGCCCGCTGTCTGAGAACGGCACGTCGCAGACCGGGGATGCGAGCGTCTTTGAACCCGTCCAGATTGGACTCATACCGGGTGAGCTGTCCGAGGGTGCGTTCCACCTGTGCGTCGACCTTGGCGAAGTCGGCCGGGTCGATGCCGAGATCGTCGAGATGTTTCCTGATCCCGGGCAGGGCTTCGGCGACTTTGGACAATCGAACATCCGGGTCGGTGATATCGGCGACAGCACGGCGCAAGGTGCCGAGAGTGTTCCCAACGAACGCCTGGTTGACCTTGCGCATCTTCTGATGTTGGGCCAACAGCAGAGTGTCGAACTGCCCGGCGAACGCCTTGAGCGGATTGGCGAAGATCGAGGTGAGGCCGGCCATCGCCATACGGAACTCGCCTTCCAGCAGGACACGTCCGGTCCAGGCGACCGGGCGACCGATCAACTGTGCCAGTTTGAAAACCCGAGTGGCCGGGTCGTACAGGTAGTGCGGGAGACGAACAGCCGCGGAGATCAACCCACGCCCGTCCAAGAGGTGCTCCGATACACCATCGGCGGTGCGCAGACGATTGGTGACCGCCGCGAACGCGAATTCGGCGGCCTCATCGTCGGACAGTTCCAACCCTTTCTGTTTCGCCATCGACCGATAAAGGTTGGCAAGGTCGGCCCGACGACGTTGGGTGCGGGGAGCGATGCCGCGCAACACCTGCCGTGGCAGCTTCTTGGCAAGCCGCCAACGTTGCGCACCGGCCATCAGGCCGTCACCAGGGATGGGGATCGAGTTGGCAAGTTCGGACGGCAGGAAGGGACGCTCAATCCACGAGCCGTCCGGGCGGCGAGCGATGTGTAGGGCGGCACCGGTGCCAGTGTCATGCGAGTACCGAATGAGTCCTTCGTTGTTGGTGAAGAACTCCTGCCAACGCCAGGCGAGATGCCCGTTGCCGATGTCGTCGCCCGCTTTTCGGAGCACGTCCAAGACAATGCCGTAACGTTCGTCCGGGGTGCCGGCGGCGAGTACCAGGTTTTTGTAGCCCAAAATCTTGTCTCTGGGCACCCGCAGGTGGGTGAGCACTCGGTCGAGTTGATGTATCGTTGTTGCCGGGTCGTTGAGGTCGACGGCGTGTGGCAACCGCGGTGTGAGCATGGCGAGCACTTTCCGAGTCGCCGCCCACTCCCCGCTGCGAGCTTTCGCTTTGGCGTTGCGCAGAATGTTGGCACGCCACCCGGCGTCGGGCAGGTCGACGATGATCTGTGAGGCGACGTTGCGCTGGTTGGCAAGGTCGTACAGATGCTGCCGGGCTTTGCGCACCGCCGATTCGGCGGCCAGGTATTCCGGGTTGTCGGCGAGAGTGGTTTGCAGGTCCGGGAAATGCCGGCCTTTCACCAGGTTACGCTCACCGAACAGGGCGATCTCGTCCGATGCGACCCGAATGCCGTCGACATCGCCGTTGCGGATGACGGTGCGGACGATGTCGTCGGCACGGGGATCCACCCCCCACCGATAGGTACCGTCCCGCAGGGTGCGGGTCAGTTTCGCCTTGTGTTTCGCCTGCCATCCGGCGGCGTCCAACCAATCGGCGACGTTGATACGGGTGCCCTCGTCTGAAAGGTCGAGGATGCGGGCGCCCTGTTTGAACCCGACGGTCGCCTCGCCGAGAGCCGGGTCGACAAGGCGTGCGATGTCGTCGTCTAGTTTGAACACGGTGCGGCCCTGGAAAGCTTCCAGCCGACGGCCGGACGACATGTCGGTCCAGTCGGCGACAGAAACCCGATGCCGATTGCTTATCAGGTCGTCGATGACCCGTTGGGTGTCGGCGATCGAATGGTCGGCGCTGCGTTGCACCGAGGCGAGAAGGTGCGGTTTGTGCTCCCCCATGAGCATGCCGTCGAGCATCATGTTGGAAATCGTCGCCGGGTTGGTTTCTTTCGCCAGTTCGCCGACCAACAGGTCGGACTGTCGCAAGAACTGCGGGAACTGTTCGACGATCCGAGCCGGGTCATCGGTGCGGGCGATGAAACCGACCACCCGTTTCTGGAACCGGGGACTGTGCACCAACTCGTCGGCGGTTTGGGCGAAGGTGGAGTAGGCGAGCCGGGTCCACACGGAGCGGCCACCCACCGGCATTCCGGCCTTGGCGGCCGGGCCGAAAATGCGGGCGGTGAAAGAGGCATCCGGCAGGTGCGGTATCTGTCGCGCCAGTTTGACCCCTTTGGCGAATTTGCCGGCGACGATCAGCGGATCGAGCACGAAGTTGGAGATCAAATCCAACCCGCCGGATGCGCTGTTCCAATTCGAGTCGGCCGGGGTCAGACCGAGGCTGAGAGCGACATTCTGTCCAAGGGACAAATGCCGACGCCAGGCGGCCTGTGACGGGTCGGCAACATTCGCCCACACGTTGGAGACGAACCCGGCCACCGCCCGATAGGGGGCGCCCAGCTTGTCCAAGAACCCGCCGAGGCCGCCCTGCCGAGAATAGGTTTCGGATTGCAACTGCCGTCCACGGCTGAACATCCAGGTGAGAAAGCGATCCCGGTCATCCTCGGTGTTCAGAGGGTTGGCACGCAAATACTGTTCGGCGAGCGAGACGATCTGGTTGCGGGCACGACCGTCCAAGACGGTGAGAACGGTGAAGATGGCGCCCTTCTCGTCGGGTCGCAGGTCGTAGTTGTGCTGTTGCAGCCAGGTGGCGACCAGCGGGGTTTTCGACAGTTCCCGGGCGACCTCGGTGATCGTGGCACGCCCGGTCGGATCGGTGAACAGGGCCCTTACCAATGTGCTGGTGCCCGCCCCGTCGTCGGTGCCGGCGGCGGACACGATCTCCGACCAGGCCGCCAGAGCTTCCTCGGAGGCGGCCACCTGGGAGGCGACCAGAGGGTCACGCTGCCAGAAGGCGTTGACGGCTTCGATCTGTCTTGCCAGCCCTTCCGCCGGGTCGACCGGGGGCGGGCCTTGGGTCAGTGGCGGTTCACCGCCGAACAATCCGGCGAACCAGTCGCCGACGCTTTCAAACAGGTTGGGCATCGCCCAGAATGGTTCTGTCGAGGGCGTTCAGGTCGACCACTTCGACCGACGGAGTGATCGGCGTATTCGCAGCCCTGGTGAGTGCGTCCAAGTAGGCCGCCTGCAATAGCCCGCCCGACCCCGGGTCGGTGGCGAGGGCGCGGAGCAGGGGCAGCCACCGAGAGCCGTCGAAAGCGGGTTTGCCGACCGCACCACGCTGGGTCGGTGTGCCGTTGAGCGTGCCGGACAGTCGCCGGGTGAGAAAGGCAAGCGGGTCGGAGGGGGCACCCGGTATTGCCGTCCCCGGTGCGGTGCTTCTGCCCTGTCTGGCCGGGGGAGCGGCGCCGGGGGAGCGTACCGCCTGCTGTCTGCCGAGCGGTTGGATTTTCTGGGCACCGGCGAGCATCTGTTTCTCCCCGTACTGCAAATCCGAGCCGGCCATGTTGGGCACTTGCACCGGTTGGGACAGGTCGGTGCGCTGGGACAGAGCTCCCGGCCCGGAGGGCGGCCGAGGTTTCCCATCGGGTTGAACGACACCGCCCCTAGCCATCGGACGGATGCTCCGATTCGGCGGTGAGACGGTCGAACTCTTCGGCGAAATGGGTGAGCACGGCGGACATCAAGTAGAACTGGTCGTTGCAACCGATCTGATACCAACCGTAAAATGCGCCCTCCGGATCGGTGCCCTCGTAGAGCAGGTAGCAGCGGTCCAAAGCGACATGCCCACCACGATTAAGCCGTATGGCGTTGACGATGTCCGGGGCGACCTTGTCCAAATGATTTTCCATGTCAACCTGCCAGCGCCGGTATCGGAGGCATGCCACGCATCGGCGCCTGCTGCGGAGCACCGGCCCCTTCGGGGACGGTGAGCGCCGACTCCAACCCGCCGGTGGCAGCCAGGGAGGCTTGCGCCTGCCGTTCCATCTCATCCTGAATCTCCAAGGCGACCTCGGCGAGCGGTTTGCCCTGTTCAGCCATCTGTTTCCGCATCTTGGCGAGCAACCTCAGATCGAGAGTGCCAGACGATGCGAGAGCCAGGATCAGGGTGCCGGCGGCGTCATCGACCCGTTCCAGCTCGATCGCCCGAATGACCGAGTCGACATCGGACACCCCGGGCATGGACTCGATCGCCTCCCGTTTCGGCATCAGCCCGGCGGCAACCGCCTGGGTGCGTTGCAAGAACCCGGCGTACCCTCCCAGGCCGAACCCGTAGTCAACGTTGATGTCCCAGCGCCCCTTGATGTCCTTCGAGGGCACATAGGTTCCGGTCTGATACTTCTTACCTTTCAGGGTGGAACCGCCGATCGGCTTCTCCACGTCCGGCCAGAGGGTTTCGTCCATCTGGAAGCAGACCGAGTAGAGGTACTTCTTGCCGGCGGCGACTACATCCCACGCCTTGGACACGGTGTTGTCGATCGCCTGTGACAGTTGTTCCAACGTCTTCGCCGAGACGTAGGCGCCTTTCGAGTCGACCTCGCCCTGCCGCACCTCCGGGTTGCGGTTGAGCACCCGGGAGAGGGAGGCCAACATGTCGATGTCGCGATCGGCCTGCAAGGTGGTGGGCGGAGTGAGTTGTCCCATCTCGCCGCCCTGTTCCAACTTGTTGATAACCAGCGGGCCGATCTCCATCTCCCCTTGATGCCCTTTGGCCCAATACACCGGGTAGGTGAGCCGTTCGGTGTAGGCGAGCTTCAAAGAGAGAAGCCGGGAAATGGCGACTTGCAAGCTGATCTGATCCTCGAACTGTGACAGACCCCACGGTTTCTCCACGGAGAACGTCTGGAACATGTGGGCGGGAACCCGGCCCAGCCGATGCTCCCCGGTCATGACGGTGCCGCCTTCGGAGACGAGCAACCAGCGCTTGTCGTCGATCATTTCGATGACGCCAACCTTGTGCCGATCCTCTTCGGAAGTGCTGCCGTAGGTGGAGCTGCCGGGCAGGAAGCGGCTGATCGCCGGTGAGCCGGCGAGTCCCATCGAATGAGCGACCGCGCCGGGGATGTCATATTTGAAAATGATGTCTTCCAGCTCGACGATGGAACGGCCGACCGTCTTCTTCGCCGACGGGTAGGCGCTGCGAGGATCGCGGAGGGACATGACCGGGCGTTGATGTTCAAAGTCGGGTTTGACGACGACGACGGCACGGCCGGTGCCGATCAGCCACCAGGCGAGCTGCCAGTAGAACAACCGGCTAGCCGGTTCGGCAGTTTGGGCGTACCCGTAGCCGATCTTCTCCAAGAGGCCGGTGCGTTTCATCTCGGCGTCGGAGTTGTTGCGCGGTTCGGCTCGCAGCTCCGGCGGGGTGCCGACCGCGGTTGCCAGGTCATCCCAAGCAAGCCGGGTCAGGTTGACAACATGCCGCGGTTCGGCGGTCGGAAAGTATTGGTCGAATTCTTGTGGCAATTCCCCTTCGTACAGGTGTACCAGCCGGGTGATCGCCGTCTGTCCCTTCGACCAGGAGCGTTTGCCGATCTCATCTTGCAACGTCTTGTAAAGCTGGGAGGGCATCAGGCATCGACCTTGTCTGAGAGGTTGACCTTCCAGACGTTTTGCCGCAGGTGCGGAGACAGGCGCTCCCAGCCGCGCATGCGGGACGAGGACGACATATTGGCCAGTTCGATCAACCCCTTCACGGACAGTTCTGCTAGCCAGAGCGCCATCGGAATGTCGTTGGGGCGCCGCGGCCAGCGGATCAGAGCCCGCAGGAACCCTTCCGCATGTTCCCTATCAGATGTCAACGCATAGGGGACTGACAGTTTTCCGGCTTCCATCCACCGGGCAAGCACCGGCACGCCGAGCATCGGGTCGTTTTTGCGCTCGTCGGTCAGCCATTCCTCGATGCCGAACCCAATTTCGGTGGCGAAGGCGCGCAAGCTCGGATCACGGGCCAGGGCCTTCTGGAAGGCGTTGATCTCGATGCGCACCCGCAACGGTTTCAACGTCTGTGCGTACCGGCCGATCAGCCCGGGGTGCAACTCGGGGGATTGTTTCCCCGACCACCATTCGACCAAATACCGACGCCGACAGCGGGCGCAGCCGGACAGAGCGACCAGGGCGGTTTCGGAGGCGTCTTTCGTCTCCCCGGCGGCCGGGTCGAACCCGAAGGCCAACAGGGTAGGACGGCCGCAACATTCGGGCAGCACCCCGAACGTCCGATTCCGGTCGAGCACACCAACCTGGGATTCCGGACCCAACACCGGGTCGGGGGTGACCCCGTCCGGACCTTGAGGGATGTTCGGGTACTCGCCTCGTACAACGCCGTGCCGGAAGAACATGATCTGCCCGTGCCGTGGCTCCTGGTTAAAGATGGATTCGAAATCGGCGTCGCCGAGAGCGGCCCGTTGCGCTTCCAAGAACCAGTAGGGTCGCAATTCCGGCCAGAGGATGCATTCGGTGTGCTCCGGATCATCCCCACCCTGGCAGCGTTCGGCGTCGTGCGCTTTCAACTCGGTGAGGATGACCACATGCCGACCCTCGGAGATGTCGGCGATATGAGATTTCAACTCCCACCACAGGTCGCCGATCGGGGATGGCTGGTAGGAGCCGAACCCGAGCACCGGAGTATGCGGCTCTCGACGAGTCATCACCTGGGAGGTGAGCCATTTGTAATCCCGCATCGTCTGCGCCTGGGACATGGCGTCGTCCAACGATTGCGGGTCGTCGATGACGATCAGGTCGGCGTCTTTGGACAGGACGTTGGTGCCCTTGCCGATGGCGAGCATGGTCGACGCTTTCGCCCTTCCGGTACGGCCGTACACCTTGAACTCGCCATCCGCCCACGGTTTGATCGTGTCCTCTTTGAACTGCCCGTAGGCGGCGGTCAATCCTTCGTTGAACTCCAACTCATCCCGGATCAGGTTGACCGACTCACCGGACGTGCCGGTGATCCCGGCACAGCGCAGGATTCTCATGTCACGATTACCACAGATCAGGTTGACCGACCCGTGATCGCACAACGCGGTCTTTCCGTGCCGAGGCGCCGTGAGGTTGATCCAGGAGATCAAATGTTGCCGCCCGGCGATCAGGTCGTTGATGTTGTCCGGGATGTTGTTCGGATACCGGGCCAAAAGATCGAGCGCCCAATCGGGGATCGGCTCTTTCCTGGCAAGCCCGGCCATGACCGCAAACCAGGCGTGCTGAAACCTAGGAGTCTGGTAGGGCTGCCCGGTGGCCGGGTCGACGAAGAAGCGGGCCCGCCATTCGGGGAAGGCTTCCAGGGCGAGCAGGGCCCGGTACTCATCAGGGGCCGTCTCCGGTGAGGGTGCCCGCAGATATTTGAGGTCTTCGTGGATGGTTTTGGTCGACGGCATCGTCTCCCGGGTGAAAGCAAGCTTCACGTCATAGGCGATGTCCCGGATGCTGTATTTCTGCGCCTCGTACCGTGCCAGGTTGTCAGACACAAATTGCCGTCGGCGAGCCTGGGTGTAGCGGAGGTCTTTCAGCGGCGGCCTTCGAACAGGAAATGCCACGCCGACCAAGCGAGCACGAACAGGATCAGGGAGAACAACCCGGAGCCGGTGTTTCTAAGCGCCCACACCTGTTCAGACAGAGTGTCGCCGGGGGCTTTGCGGATGAGCGCCCACACCTCGAGCACGACGAAGTAAAGAACCCAGAGCAGCCAAGCCGCACGCCAGAAGGTCATCGCCCGTTCAACGAAGAGTGAACGACCGGGTTTCAGCTAGGGAAATGCCAAGGATGTCCTAGCGTTGTGCTAGTTTGACTGGTGCCCTGGTGACCGGCTGGATGGCGCGACATCCCGCAATGCCGGCTAGGCCCC